TAAACATTTATATTAAAAAAACTTGTCTCAACTTACGAAGTTTCTTTGATTAAACTACCTCAACCTGCGGGGTTTCGATGCAAGTAATCAAAACACTTTGGCCATTCCAAATGGACTTCTTATCTCATTATTCTATAACTCGTGGCTGGACAGTTGGGATTTAGTTGGAACTTATATTAGAACAGGTCAATGATAATAGCGCCAATAGCTACAATGATTGAACTTGGATCTTCCTTATTTTTAAACTACAAAATTAATACTACATAACTATCAATTCAATGCTTTGGTGAACTTAAACCCTCGTTTTTTCCCTTATCTAGTACTATTAACACAATAAGTGCAATTACATACAATAAGAAAACTGAGCTTGCAATGGATTCAAAAGGAGAGTTCGCAAATGTACCTAGTACTCCTAATGATGTTATTAGTGTAGAGACTAACATCACAACCACTCCTTTTCCCCATTTTGTTCTTTTTCTATTTCGTATGACAAAATATATAGAGCTAGGTATTAAAGCTACAGCAAAAAGGAGTATACAGTATACTAATATAATAATGGCTACTAGAAATATATTTATTTCCCAGTACACATTCTTTTGAATAATGCTTATAAATATAAAGTTAATTAATGCAAGGATGCTAAATATTTTCTTTGATCTATTAACCGTAGTTTGTGTATTATCCATATCTAGATCTTAATAAATCGATATACTCTTGAATTTTTAAATTTTAACATTGTTCTGAAACTTCTCAAACCACTATAGCCTCATTTATTCTATAATCTCTGGGATCCAGAACTTTAGTGGTTTCATCAATTTTATATTAAGTTGAACATCTTCATTAGGAATTAAATTTAGGGGTACAGTAAATAATAATTGATCATTACTAATACATAAAACAATACATTTAGGCAATGGTGTAGCACCTGTAAATTTAAGCAATAAGTTTGAGATTAATTGGATTATTTTAAATTTGTAATTATGTGCTGTCCAATAGATGACAATTACACAGTCCCCAGCAATAATACACTTATTTTGAAATGCTTCCCATAGGTGTTTAAAATCATCACGGTGTGTTATAAAACCAATAAAACTTTTATCTGAATCACTAAACCTTTCAAAGGTTATTGATGCGTAAGGCTCATTTGTATTTGGAGACTCAACTATGCCGTTTTCCACTCTACTGCCAAATAAAGGATCAAATTTTAGAATAATTAATGGATCACCATTAAATTTTGTCCATTCCTTATCTGTTAATAATTTTTCTGATATATTCATAATCACTTATTGTAAAAACATTCTAACTTATTGGTTTTGAGTTCATTCAAAAATATTTTTAGTAATTAAATATTCACTTTTCATTTTCTTTTGATTTACACACATACAAACCAACTGTAGCTCCCAATATTGCAAGTAGTGTTTTAAACTCAAATTGTACATTAACATTTGCCACTTTCCCAAGAAATAAAAATGAAATCAGCATAGATAAAAGATAAATTAAGAAAAGAATAATTGAAACTTTAAACTTATGGGTTGGTGCAATTTTATATCCAGCAATAATAAACCCAAATGCAATTAACATAGGGGATAATAGATGTTCAATGGCATACGCACTGTTTATATCAAATATTTGTAAAAGAAATCTTATAGAAAAAGAATTATCATTCTCTGTATTATCTAAAAAAAATAATTGAAGAAACCAATGTAATGGGAATGTTATTAAAATGCTTAAAATAAAAGATCCTGGTAAAACTGCTAACCACCTAATCCATAATAGAATTTTACTTTTACTCATTAATCTATTATAAGTTAATTTCATTTTAATTGCTAAGACCTTATTGCTTTTTTAAATTTAGATATGTTAATAAACTCGGAAATTTAAATTAGATTAAATATATATGGCAATTAAGTTGATGCATATCAGTGTCCTTATCCCTATTGAAAATATTGAAAAATTCCATGGTATTGGAGGCTCAAAGGGGAAGTATCCACTTTAAACAAGTCTTAGGGATTTAAATATGGTTTATATCAAAATATTTTAGTAGTATTTTTATTTCAGTTAGGTTTTTCTTTGGCATTACCGTGTTTTGTTTTCTCCAACACTTAAAAGTGTATAACCACGCCCGTAGGGTGTGGTAAAATCGAATTCGTGTTGGAGTGTTTATTATGCTTATTTCGGATATAACCCTCATAAGTTCGGGATTTTCACCTGGGCTTGTAGAAAAACCTAATAAAAATACAACTAACTTACTATCAATTTTATTAAACAGTAAGTATTTTAACGATTTTGTTCATATATTTTTGAGTAAACATGATATAGAAATAAAAGACACTAAACCCATAATTGAAGCAATTCAAGATGAGATGCATAACATTGGTGAAAATGATTACTACGATAATTATGAAAAGTTTACTAATAAATGGAAAGAAGATTTACAAGATCAAGGAATCAAAGAAATTGAAGAAATAGTGTCCAACTTGGGCTTACCTATAAATTTTGAGTTTGATATATATTTACTTTTAAAGTATAGAGCCTTTAGAGAGCTTGAACATTACCCTTTAATACGCTACCACCCTACCAAGTGGCATTTAAAAGTTCATCTTGAAAAAGATGTAGTAACGAGAAAAGAATATAGCGGGATAACTTTTAATCATCAGGTATCAAAAAAGGAATTGCATAAATGGATAGATGAGAATTGGAGATATTTAAAATCTAGTATGGAATTGTACTTACCAGTTTCTCCAATTATAACGACAGATTTTAAGGATATTGAAGTTTCTAGTGAAATTTATTCTCTTTATAGTGAGGGTAAAAAACCCTCTGAAATATTGATAATTTTAAGTAAAAAATATGAAGATAATATTGATATATATGATACTCTCTCATTAGAATTTATTAAAAATAAAATCAGAAGATTTAGAAATTTATTAAAGAATAAAGAAGCTCAATTAGAAAAGTATTTAGATGAATATGATGAATTGAGTCAGTAAAATATTTTCTACTGATACCCATAATTTAAACAAATAGACTTAATATACCCTTGTAATGAGGGAATTAATCAAACCAATAACTGAAGAACTTAATAATATAAAAATCTTTTTTAAGGAAAAATACATTGTTGTATTATCAGAGGAAGAAGCAAAAGAGGTATACCTATCCCTTTATTATCTTGGGAAAGCTTTATACAGATCTACCAATTTAAATAAAGGAGTCAAAAGTGATTAAAAAAGCACCTCTCTCAATCGACGGCAAAGCCGAACGGCACGCCGTCGATTTATGACGATGTTCTCTAACAGCGTCATAATGAATGCAATATTGCATAAATTACATAATAAAAAAACAAAATTTAGGTCGGATTGTAAAAAAGTTATATAATCAAGATACAGGTTATACAAAAGTTAAGTTTAATAATCTCCCCGCTCAATAAATTTATGAATAACAGTAATCTTAAATATATTATTTATTGTAGAAAATCTTCTTCAGAAGATAGTCGCCAAGCTCAATCTCTTGATACTCAAAAAACAACACTATTAAAATATGCTCATGATAATAAATTAGACTTTATTTGTATTTATGAAGAATCCAAATCAGCAAAAGACGAAAACAATAGGTTAATGTTTGAAGAAATGTTGTCAAAGATTAAAAATGGAGAAGCAAACGCACTATTGGTACAACATTTAGATAGGCTTAGTCGGAATAGAATTGATACAGGAGAATTAATTAAGTTATTTCAAGAGGGTGTTTTAAAAGAAATTAGAACCCCTTATAAAACAAATAATACAATATACGATTTATTTAGTATGGATTATGAGTTTCTTAATGCTATTCATTACTCTGCAAAATTGTCTATTAGAGTAAATGAGGGTATAGATACAAAGCTTAGAAAAGGTGAGTTTCCTGGACCTCCTAAACTTGGCTATATAACTGTTAATAAAAAACACACACCTGATACAGATAGAATTTCATATATAAAAGATGTTTTTGATTTATATACAGTTAGTAGACTCCCAATTAAAGAGATTGCAGAAATAATGTATGAAAAAGGCTTTAGAACTTTATCGGGTAAAAAGGTATATCCTTCTGCTATTGCAAGAATGATACAAGAAGTTTTTTATATTGGTAAATTTTCTTATAGAGGTATTGTTTATCAAGGAGTGCAGAAACCAATGATTACAGAAAAACAATTTAATAATGCTCAAGAAATTAGATTAGGTAAAATTAAACCAAGATCTAAAAGAAAGTCAGACTTTTTGTATAGAGGCTTTTTAAAATGTGATTATTGCGGGTGTTCACTAACAGGCACATTTAAGAAAAATAGATATGTATATTATTATTGTACGAATGGTAAAAATGTATGTGAACAGCACAAAAAATATTTAAGTGAAGATGTTTTAACTCCAAAAATTGTAAATGTATTTGATCAATTTATTATTGATAAAGATTTAGCTAATAAGTCTTTGGCTATTTATAAAGAACAAACCTTAAGAGGATACAAAGATAAGATTCAGACTAAAAATTCATTAGAAACGCATATGAATATACTAAACACTAAATTAGACAAGCTATTAGATACCTATTTAGACGAAAAGATTGATAGTGATGTTTATACAAGAAAACAAGCAATAATTAAAAAAGAGATTAATGGAATTGAATCTAAAATTAAGAAATTACAAAAATCTCCTAAAGTTATTTTAGAACATTTGGAAACCTTTAAGGATAAGTGCTTGGAGCTAGGAGAGGTATATAAAAGTGGTGATAATATTGTAAGAAAAGATTTACTTAACTCAGCACTTTGGAACTTTTCTATGTTAGATGGTGAAATAGCGTCAATACAATATAAACTACCCTATAAATACATCAACGAAGCTTCAAAAAGTGGTGAAATTTCAAATTGGCTGGCCGACAGGGATTTGAACCCCGAACGCTAGGTTCAAAACCTAGTGTGATACCATTTCACCATCGGCCAATAAAGTTAAACAATTATATCAGAAAATTTGGTATTATAATTAAAGTAC